CCTGCTATCAGGGGAACGGACGCTAACACAGGCATCTTCTTCCCTGCGGCTGACACTATTGCCTTTTCTGAAGGTGGCGTGGAGTCGATGAGGATTGATGCCTCCGGCAACCTCGGCTTGGGTGTTACGCCTAGTGCAAATAGTCTTGCAGGGAGCGGATATAGAAACTTGGAAATCGGAAGTATAAATGGTTATGGTGTGTTTGCTGGCAATTACGAAATGTATTTGCTTGGAAACGCCTATTACAACTCTGGATGGAAATACGCAAACAGTTCTAAACTTGCAAGTAGGTATATTCAAACAGATGGTGTTCACGCTTGGTACACCGCCGCCTCTGGCACAGCAGGGAACACAATCAGCTTCACCACAGCAATGGTTCTGGATGCGAGTGGGAATTTGGGGGTGGGTGCAACGTCTATTGGATACTCTGCAAAATCTCAGTTTGTTAAACAAGGCTCATCATCTGCAAACAACTCGGTTACTGATTCTGCTGTGCTGGCTTCAAATGCAAGCGGTTCAGCATCTGAAAATATTGGACTAAGGCTTAAAACTGGAGCTGGTATTAGTGGAATATCTGTTGTCAGTCAATTGGTTTCTGCTGGCAATAACGCCCTTGAGCTTTACACAGTCGAATCAACACCACTTATATTAGGAACGAACGCCACAGAACGAGCCCGTATCACCTCCGGCGGTGACTTGCTGGTGGGGAAGAATAGCTCTGATTCAAGCGTGGCAGGCATTGAATTAAGGTCGTCAGGTATTGCAACATTTACAAGAAGCGCAGACACAGTTTTATTTGTAAACAGACTTACTAATGATGGTACTTTAGTTGAATTTGCTCAAGCAACAACTATTGAAGGCACTATTTCAGTCTCAGGCACAACTGTGTCCTACAACGGTGGTCACTTATCTCGTTATGCTCAGACACCCACAGCCAAAGACGAGTCACTGGTTAAAGGTACTGTGCTGTCTAACCTTGATGCAATGAATGTTTATATAGATGCTGAAGGCAACCCTGTTGATAACGAACAATTAAACAAAGTCAAGGTTTCTGACACCGAAGGTGATGCCAATGTTGCTGGTGTGTTCGTTAATTGGTCACATGATGAAGACCACAACGTGGACGAAATCAACATGGCTATGACTGGCGACATGATTATCCGCATTGCCCAAGGAACAACAGTTCAGCGTGGTGATTTGCTCATGTCCGCAGGGGACGGTACTGCCAAGCCTCAAGGCGATGACATTGTTCGTTCTAAGACAGTTGCCAAAGTCACATCAACCCATGTCACTTGCACATACGCAGACGGTTCTTACTGTGTGCCTTGTGTATTGATGGCTTGCTAAAAGGAAATATATGACCACCACTTGGACAATCTCCCAACTTGACCGTCAAACCTCTGATGGATTTGTAACCACTGCCCACTGGCAAGCCACAGCAGTAGATGGTGAGCATTCAGCCTCTATTGTTAACACTTGCTCATGGTCTGATGGCACTCCCACCGTGGACTATGCCGACCTGACAGAAGCAACAGTCCTTGGCTGGATTTGGGCAAATGGTGTGGATAAGGACGCAACAGAAGCGGCTCTAGCGGCTCAGATTGAACTGAAGAAGAATCCTGTTAAAGCCACAGGAGTGCCTTGGTGAACGAGGTGGAAAAAGAGTTTGCCATCCATCAGGCGATTTGCGATCAACGGTACAAGGCCATTGAGGACAAGCTGGAGTCTGGCAAGAAGCGCATGGAGAAGATCGAGATCCAGCTGTACATCGTGATTGCTGCCATCTTGTTTGGACCAGGCGTTGCCGCTGACATCGTCAAGAAACTCTTGGGGCTATAAATTGATCCGATCAGCATCTGCCTGCTTGCAGCTGGACTTGTTAAGAACATTCAGGCTGGGTGCGAGCTTTTCCGTCAGGCGCAACAGTCTTTCGTTGAAATCAAGCAGACTGCTGATGAAGTCATTGCAATTGGCAAAGAGGCTCAAGGATTCTGGAATCAGCTTCTCAAGTTCTTTGGTGGGAAGCCAAAGCCAAAGCAGTCATCGTCAAAGCCTTTGGCGAAAAAGAAGTCAGCCTATGTCGCAGTTGATGAGACACAGGTCAAGATCGACATCGTCAAAAACCTGACTGAGTTTTTCAGACTGCAAGAGCAGTTGGCTGCACACATCAGAGAAGAGGAAGAGAAGAGCCTAACAGTCTATGACCCCAATCAGAACTTGATGGAGGCGGCGCTCAAGAGAGTGATGGCTCAACAAGAAATGGACAGGCTTGTAGTGACGATTAGGGAGACGATGGTGTACCAGTCACCGCCAGAGATGGGTGCTTTGTACAGCGAGGTCTTCAAGATGCGGGAAGTCATCTCAGAGGAACAGGAAAAAGCTAGACTCAAGCAGGAGGCAAAGAAGAGGGCTGACAGATGGCAACGGCGGCAGGAGCAAAGAAACGTCCAGCTAAAGCTGGCAGCAGTAGTAGCGACTACTATGTTCCTCCTCTACCTGTGGTTGTGGCTCCTCCTACTCAGTCGCTGGGGGAAGACGTGATGGGTTGGATCGCTGCATGTGTGTTGGTGGCTCTGCTTCTTCCGCTTGGCGCAATGCTTTATCTCGACATATTGGAGGTGAAGCATCAGGTGAAACAAGAGGTGGAAAAGGTAGAACGGTTAAGAAGACAACTGGAACAGGAAAGGCGCAAAAATGACAAGACATGAATTTTCACTGCTGGCGTTGACTGTTTGCGTTGGCATCCTCTGCGGCTTGCTAGTCGGTTGTGATGACCGCTTCAGATACCCTTGCCAAGATCCAAAGAACTGGGAACTTGCCGAGTGCAAGCCGCCAGTCTGCACCGCGACAGGCACATGCCCTGATCAACTTACCAAACCAGAGAAGGAGATTAAGTGATGGCTACAGTTGGATACAAACCAAACAACCGTCTATCACCAGAGGAGATTGAGGCTCGCGTGTGGGCTTGGGTAATCTTTGTGATCTCCATCATCTTGCTGGGCAGCTGTTTCAGCTTCATCTATTCTGTGACGTTCGTCACCCAACCCATGTCATCTATGGCCCCCATTGACAAGGTCTACACCAAGATGATCAACGACATCATGCTGCTTTGCACTGGCGTGCTGGGCGGTGTAGCTGGCCGCAAGGCAGTGTCTGCTGCTGTTGCCACGGCTACCGCCAAGGCAGAGACTATTGACAACGACAACGATGAGCCGCCAAAGCCATGAAGGATCTTCTTGGCGGTCTGCTGGTGCTGGTCCTTGTGTTTGGCGGTGGCTACTGCACCGGCAAGCACTATGAGCAAGAGGCCCAGCAGGCCGAGGTTGACAGGCTCAACACCGAGGCCAGAGCCAAGGAGGCGGCCTTAGAAGCCGCTGTAACAACCACCGCAAACGCATTGAGGGTAACGAATGAAAAAGCCAAACTTGCTACGAAGCAGCGCGATGCTGCTATTGATGCTGGCGCTTACAAGTTGCGGGTTCCTGTCAAAACGTCCTGCCCCGTACAGCCCACCGCAGATACCGCCACTCCCACCGGAAGTGGTGGAGGAGAAACATCAGCCGAACTTAGTCCAGAAGCTGGAAAAGCTTTTTTCGCTATAGCGGAGGAGGGTGACCGCGCCATCACCAAGCTGAATGCTTGCATTGATTTGTATAACCAAGCCCTTGAATCACAGAAAGGTATCAAATGACACAACTCACCGCCAACTTTTCTTTGCACGAATTGACCAAGTCGGACACTGCCTTGCGCAATGATCTGGATAACACGCCAGATGAAGAGGCAACAGAGAATCTGCGCCTGCTATGCGAAAAGGTTCTCCAGCCTGTGCGTGACCACTTTGGCAAAGGTGTCAAGGTGAACTCAGGGTTCCGCGCTCCAGCCGTAAACCAAGCCACTGGAGGGTCGAAGACCTCAGACCATTGCATGGGCCGAGCCGCCGATATTGAGATCCCTGGCGTTGCCAATGCCGATCTGGCTCAGTGGATTATGGATAACTTGGAATACACCCAATTGATTTTGGAGTTTTACACGCCAGGCATTCCAGACAGCGGCTGGGTCCATGTCAGCTATGACCCGAACAACCTCAAGAAGCAAGAGCTGACCGCCACCAAGGTGGCGGGCAAGACGCAATATTTGCCTGGTCTAGTCGCATAATTTAGGTCATGGCTACAAACCTCTCACAGCAGATCTCAACCCCAACGCAGCCAAACCTTGGCACGCCAGGGGTGGTCTACGATGAGAGGTTAATGGCTCAATCCTTTGGCGGCTTGAATGTCTACTTTTCCAAGCTCACAGCCATCTTTGCAGCCCTCTTTGGGCCAAGGGGTGGGAAGTGGATGAACAACCCTTATGGCGTGTTTCAAGACTCCACAGACCAGACCGCGGCCAACACCACCACGGCCTACGCCATCACCTTTGACACCACTGACTTCAGCAATGGCGTCACCTTGTCGAATTCGTCAAGGCTGAATGTGGCGCAGTCTGGCATCTACAACTTGCAATTCAGCATCCAGTTTAAGAACACCACCAATGACGGCCAAGATGTTGATGTCTGGTTTCGCAAAAACGGCACTGACATTGCCAATTCAAACAGCAGGTTTCATCTGTCGCAAAGAAAATCTTCTGGCGACCCATCCCATTTGATTGCCGCGATGAACTTCTTTGTAAGTTTGGCGGCCAGCGACTATGTACAAATCATGTGGCGGCCAACAGATGTGGGTGTAAGCCTTGAGCATTTTGCCGCAGGCACTTCACCGACAAGGCCAGCCATCCCGTCAGTCATTGCCACTTTGAGCTTCGTGTCCAATTTGTCGCAAGAAACCGCATAATTCAGCCATGGCATTCGTACCCCTCAAAATCCCACCAGGCATCTACCGCAACGGCACTGAATATCAGTCTGCTGGGCGGTGGTTTGACGCCAACCTTGTACGCTGGTTTGAAAATACCCTGCGCCCGATTGGCGGGTGGCGTAAGCGTTCCACCAGCCAACTGACAGGATCATGCCGTGGCCTTTTAACTTGGCGCGATAACAGTGGGGATCGTTGGATCGCTGCTGGCACTCAATCCAAGCTCTACGCCATGAACGAGGCGGGGACGCTCAAAGACATCACCCCGACAGGGTTGACTGTTGGCATTGCGGACGCCGTTATCAAGACTGGCTATGGTTATTCCACTTACGGCAATTTTGCCTATGGCGTTGCGCGGCCAGATGTTGGCACTGTGACACCGGCCACCACATGGAGCCTTGACACATGGGGCGAGTACTTGGTGGCCTGTTCAGACGCCGATGGCAAGCTCTATGAGTGGCAATTGGGCTTCTCTACGCCAACCTTGGCGGTTGCCATCACCAATGCGCCAACAGGCTGCGCAGCTGTGATGTCCACTGCCGAGCGTTTCTTGTTTGCTTTGGGCGCTGGTGGCAACCCGCGCAAGGTGTCTTGGTGCGATCAGGAAAACAACACTGTCTGGACGGCTGCGGCCACCAATCAGGCTGGTGACTTTGAGCTGCAAACAGTTGGCGCGTTGAAGGCTGGCAAGAAGGTGCGCGGCATCAATTTGCTCTTCACTGATGTTGATGTGCACACCGCCAGCTATGTCGGCGCACCCTATGTGTACTCATTTGAGAAGGCTGGCTCTGGATGCGGTCTGATCTCCTCGCAGGCTGTGGCCGCCATTGACACTGCCGCCATGTGGATGTCTTCATCAGGCTTCTGGATATTTGACGGCTATGTCAAGCCACTGCCCTGCGATGTGTCTGACTATGTGTTTCAGAATCTGAACTACAACCAAGCCTCCAAGGTCTATTCGGTCCACAATTCCAAGTATGGCGAGATCTGGTGGTTCTACCCATCAAGCCAGTCAAACGAGGTTGATTCCTACGTCACATTCAACTACCGCGAGTCGCATTGGAACATTGGCTCCATGGCTCGCACCGCTGGCACAGACAGGGGTGTCTATTTGAATCCTCTGATGGTGTCAACTGACGGCTACATCTACGAGCATGAGGTTGGCTTTGCCTATGACGGCGGGACAGTCTATGCCGAGTCTGGACCATTTGAGATTGGTCAGGGTGACAACATCATGGCTGTGCGTCAGGTGATCCCTGATGAGCAGTCTCTGGGCGAGGTTGCCATCAGCTTTAAGACGCGGATGTATCCAACGTCAACCGAGACAACCCATGGTCCATATTCAGCCTCACAGCCAACTGATGCAAGATTCTCTGGCCGTCAGGTCAAGATGATTGTGACTGGTGACGTGCTGGACGATTGGCGCGTTGGCGTCATGAGATTGGAAGCTGTGGCGGCGGGTAAGCGTTAAGCCGCGCCGCAAAATAGAATACTGCAAAGGAAACGAACATGGCATACCGAGGCCCAGTAACAGTAGCACCAGCAGATGCTCAGCAAATTCTGCCGCCAGATTTTTTGAAGTCTGTTCCAAAAGAACTGCCCAAGGTAGTTACTAATGCAAGAACTGGTTTTAAAGAGGTTGACCCATCTTTAGACCCAAGAATTCGTGCAATTGCACCTCCTGCACCAACAGGTACGGGTAGACAGGCTTTCAGGCCACCTGGCCTTGATGGTTGGGAAATTCCATTGGACATCCCTGGACAACCCGCAACAGATGCGCGTGGCAATCCATTTCCAAAGTATGTGGCGAAATATGACCCACAAGGTAATTTTCAAGAGATTACAACTGCTGACAAATATTTTGTAACCGCTGGACAAGGCGACAAAGACAAATACGTCATCCCAAAAATTGACTTGAATGGTCGATTGATTTCAATGGGGTCTGGCACACCAGAGCAACAAAAGAAAAGTATTTTTAGGGTTCTTGCTGATACAGCCTTGGAGGCTGCACCGCTTTACTTGGCGGCTCTTGGCGGCGCAAGTTTGCTTGGTGGTAGCAGTATCTTTGGCGGTGCAGCTGGCGCTGGCGGTGCAGGTGCAGGTGCGGCTGGTGCAGGGGCCGCCGGTGCGGCTGGTGCTGGCGTACCTGGCGGCTTGCTGGGCAGCACATTGCCTGCTGGTGCAGGTGCTGGTGGCTTCTTTGCGCCTGGCGTTACAGCAGGGGCGGCCACCTTGGGCATACCAACAATGACAGGCGCACCAGCAGGTGTTACGCCAAGCGTTGCGGGTGGATTGCCAGGCGCATCATCATCAATCCCTACAACATCAGCGGTGACAACATCAACAGTAGCTGGTGCACCTGCTGCCGCAGCTCCAGCAGTTGGTGCAGGTGCAGATATACCAGCTTCTACACCATCTGGCTATGGATATACGACCCCTCCTGGTGAGTTTATGGGGCCAATTGCGCCTACCAGCACTGGCCTTATTTCTGATGTTTTAGGCTTTGCCAAGGAAAATCCACAACTGACAGGGGCGGCGATTGGGGCTATAACTGGCGCAATTGATGCTGCCAATGCGCCTAAAGAGCAGACCACCACCACGTCAATTGATCCTGAAATCAAAGCAAAGTACATGGAGAATTTGGCGCGTGCAGAGACTGCCGCCGCCAACTTGGGCGTGCGTCAGTTTGCACAGCCTGGCCAGATGTACACAGATGCTGAAAAGCAGCTCTACAACCTTGGCATGACGCCATTTGGCGCGGCTGATATTCAGCAGTTCTTTAACCCATACGAGGAGCAAGTAGTCCAAGGCGCTTTGGGAGATATTGAGCGTTCACGCTTGATGCAAGACATTGCCGACAGAGAAAGAGCTTCTCGGGCTGGCGCTTTTGGTGGTTCACGACAGGCTGTTCAGTCTGCACTGACAAATGAAGCTGCATTGCGTCAGGCGGCCACAACAGCATCAGGCTTGCGTCAAACTGGATTCAATACTGCCGCCAACCTTGGACTGTCTGCACGTCCTTTGAACATGGCCGGTCTGACAACATCTATGGGTCTTGGCGCTCAACGCGATGCGTTAAGACAAGCCGAGCTTGATGCCGCACGCAATATTGAATTGGAGCGTTTGGGCATCACTAGCGGCGCACTCGGATTGCAGCCAGCCAGAACTGGCGAGACATCAAGCCAGCCTTTGTACACCAGTGGCGTTGGCAGTGCATTGTCTGGCGGCCTGACTGGCGCTTATATTGGTTCACTGTTAAAGCCAACTTGAGGTAAAGAACATGGCGACATCATTTGATATGGGATTGCTTGGCGATCTATTTGGCGGTGGCGGTGAGACTGGCCTTGAGGGCTACTTGACGCCAGCGCAGCAGGCCGCAATGCGGCAACAAGGCCTGTTGCAGGCCGCCTTGGCTATTGGTCAGGCCAGTGGCCCCAGCACTACGCCGCGCTCCTTGATGCAGATCCTTGGCTCTGGCGTTGCCGCTGGTCAGCAAGGTTATGCCGAGGCGCAAAAGAATGCCATCACCAACTTGCTGACTAAGCAGAAGATGGATGAATACAAGCGCCAATTGGCGCAGCAAGAGGCTTATCAGCGTTTCATCATGGGCCAGCCTACCGAAGGCATGGAGATCAGTCCACAGCAAGCTATTTCGGCGCCAGGTATGCCTGTTGGTCCAACAGTTCAGCGTGCAGAGATGATCGGCCAACCAGCGCCAAGAGTCTCCCCTACTGGCGCGGCCAACTTGAGTCCACAAATGCGCCAACTGTTGGCCGCCTTGCCTGCTAAAGAAGGCATTCCAGAGGCGTTGAAGTTTATGCAGCCGCCAAAGACCGTTGGCGCGCCATATAAAGGCGCTGATGGAAAGTATTACATTCAAACAGAAACTGGAGGCGCAATTCCAGCGCCAGTAACGCCAGCCGACATGGGTGCTGAAGAATATGGTTTGCCAACTGCGCAAGTTGTAAATGGTCAGACTCAGATGGTTCAATACAACAAGTATGGTCAGCCTAGAGTTGTTCCTGGCGCAACACCTTACGAGCCATCTCCAGCAGAAGTCAAATTGTTGCGTGAGGCTGGCGTACCAGTCACCATGGAAAACATCATGGCGATTCGTAAATCAGCTACATCTCAGACCACCAATATTTTGAACGCCGAGAAAAAAGGTGTTGAATTGGCATACGAGAATGCCGTCAAAGATCTTGGTATATCAAGAGACATGGCGAGAGCTGCAAATTCAACAATTGCAAATGTCGAAAGAATTTTGCCTGCACTTGATACAGCCATCACCGGACCAGCAGCGGACACAAGAACAACATTCCTACGCATTGGTAAGCAGTTGAATATTGCTGGCGAAAATGCAGATCAAGTTCTTAAAAATACAGCGATTGTGGTGCAAGGTTTAGCGCAGCAAGAGTTGTCAGCCGCCGAACAAATGCGCGGCCAAGGTGCATTGACTGAAGGCGAAAGAGCAATTCTGCGCAGAGCTGCTGGTGGCGACCAAAGTTTGACGGCAGGCGAATTGCGTGTTGGATTGTTGGCGGCACAGCGTGTAGCAAGAATGAGAGCTGAATCGCATGGACAGTTATTGCAAACAGCCGTCAAATCAATACCTGCACTTTCATCAATTGCGCCGATGTATGAAGTTCCAGTCTATGGCGCACAAGCTCCAAATCCATTGCCAAATCTAATTCAACAAGAGCTTGATCGGCGCAGGTCACAAGGGGGAAGACGATGAGTGATGGACTAAGCCAATTCAGCATGGACGAGCTGGAGGCCATCCAAAGGGGTGACCTTTCAAGCCTATCTATGGACAAGTTGATGTTGTTGCAACAAGTTACTGGCGGTATGCAAGGCCAACAACAAGAGCCGACACCAATGGCTCCAATCCCTGTTGCAGTACAGCCACCAGCCCCTACTCAAAGATTGCGTGCAATTGCGCAGGGTGCAACACTGACTGGCGCTGATGAGGCAGAGGCTTATTTGCGATCAATGGCTGGCGAAGACTATGGCTCTGCATTGGCCGACATCAGATCAAAAACAAAGGCGTACCAGCAAGAATCGCCATATGAGGCACTTGGCTATGAGGCTTTGGGCGGCTTATTGCCTGCGGCTGCCGTAACTCTTGGAACTGGTGGCACATCAGCGCCAGCAACAGGTCCGATAGTTGCCAAAACGACAGCAGATGTTGTAAAAGCATTGGCTGGGACATCTGCACTTGGCGGCGCTTATGGAGGCGTCACAGGATTTTTATCAGGTGAAGGCGATGTACTTGATCGTGCAGCAAAAGTGCCTGGCGGTGTTGCAGTAGGCGCAACAGTGGCTCCTGCCGTCAAGACATTGATCACTGGTGGCGGGATGCTTGTTGACAAGGTCACAGACTTTGCACGCCGCCTTGCTGGTGGCCGAGGTGCAAAAGTAGTTGAAACTGAATTGCAACGGCTTGCTGGCGATACTGGTTTGACGACTGATGAAATTATTGATCGCATTGCTCGCGGTGAGATCATGGCTGAAAACGCCACATTGCTTGCTGCTGTGCGTGGCTTGTATGCGCAAGGTGGAAAGCCATCAACCACATTGATGTCATCTCTGACGCGCCGTCCAGAGCAGTTGCGCACTGAGGTGCTGACAGATATGCAACAGAAGCTGGCAAGCCAGCCTGGCAATGTATTGCGCCAATTCAAGTTGAATGATGACCAGTTGCGTCAGGTCGAAAAAGAAGCCTACAAGGAAGCATTTGGCACTGGCGGCGTCATTGACTCTCAGTTGCTTGGTAGCGTTACAGATGCTTTGAAACGGTCACCGCAGTCTGTCAAAAACATCAATGATGTCTATATCGCAGAAACAGGCAAAAAGCCATTCTTCAGCTTTGACAAGAGTGGCAATGTTGTATTCAGCAGAGCACCTACACTGGAAGATGCAGAGATCATCCGCAGGGGTATTCAAGCATCAGTGGATGAGGCTTATCAGTCTGGCCGTGGCCGTGTTGGCGAGGCACTTAAAGGTGTTGAGCTTTCATTGCGTGATGCCATTGACACTTCTTCTTCAAAACTGGCTGACGCCAGATTACAGGCGGCAACACGCCGCACCGCAAAAGATTCTTTTGATGATGGCCGCAAAGTATTTGGCAAAAGTGCTGATGAGGTGGCTGTTCTGGTTGAGGACTTGTCTCAAAAGCCTGGTGCTTTGTCAGCTTTCCGCGCAGGCACGATGGACGCCATCCGCAATCGCATGACAACAGGCACACGCAAATCAATGATGGCTAACCTGTCAGATGAGAACACCAAAGAAGGCAAGATCTTGCGCACCATTTACCCGCAAGACGAGTTACCAGGCATTTTGGACCGCATCGCAACGGCTGCACAGTCTCAGCGTGCGGCCTCATATATTCTTGGCGGCTCTCAGACAACGCCAACCTTATTGCAGGCGGCTCGCACAGGCATGAACATTTCGGCTGAAGAGGTTGCTAATGTGATGACCGCCAATCCAGTGACGATGATTTCGTCAGCCGTGAACATTGTGAAGAAGGTTGCAGCGCAGCAGAATAAGAATATGACTGAGGCACAGCGTGATCAAGTTGCAAAGATACTTGTATCTGAGGATCCAAACTTAGTGCGTAGAGCTTTGGTTGATGAAAGCGCATTTGCTTTGGTGCAACAAAAAATCAATGACTTTGCACGCTTTGCTGGCAAGACTGTGCCATACAGCTTGACAGGCATTACGGCTGGAAGAGTACCAGGCGCATTCCAAGGACAATAAATCATGGCAGATTACCTTGACTACTTGATGGGCCTTGGCGAGACTGGCGCCACACTTGGTAGTGGTGTAGCGGCTGGCTTGTTGGGGATGCCCTATGGCGTGTACAAGGGAGCCACCAGTGGCAAGCTGGGCACGCGAGAGGCCAACAGGATCGCCGAGGAAGAGGCTCGCAAGTTTATGGAGCAGTACACCTACCAACCTCGCGGAGATGTCGCGCCTGAGATGCTGCAAAGCATTGGTGGCCTGCTTGAATCAAGCAAGTTGCCGCCAGTTATTCCCGAAGTAGGGATGCTGGCATCAATCCCTCGGCAGGCTTATGCCGCACAAGCTGAACGAGCTGGCATGGCCGCTGAACGCAAAGTCGCGCCAATGGTTGAGCGCACCATGAAGAAGGGTGGCGTTGGTGCTGGCCTGCTGAGTGATATGGCGCAGGGTAGCGTGAGTCCTCTTGATGTTTATCATGGTACACCTCACACATTGCCACCCACACCCCGCAACCCTTTGGGTGAGTTTGATGCTTCCAAGATTGGCACTGGTGAGGGTGCTCAAGCGTATGGGTACGGCATTTACACGGCTGAAGCGCCTGCTGTAGCAAAAGAATACCAAAAGCAACTTGGCACTCAGATGAAATATAAAGGCCAAGAATTCTATGATCCAATTGTTGGCAGAAAAACTGGAACAACTGGCAATACTGAGATTGATGACTATTTACTTTCTTATCTTGGTGATACTGGCGTTATTCGTAAAGAATTGCTAAATGCAGCAAAAGAAATGAGGTCGTCAAAGAATCCTCAAGCGGCAAAAGAATATCAAAAATTAATGTCTGAGTTTAGAAAAGTAAGACCAGATGTAACGGCTGCAAACACAGGAAATTTATACAAAATTGATTTGCCTGATGAAAAGATTGCAACCATGCTGGATTGGGATAAGCCATTAAGCGAACAACCTAAAAATGTTCAAGCAGCATTGGCAAAATATGACCCCGATATGTACCATCCTAGTGGAAATGACTACTCTCCAGAGGAAAGAGGTCAATGGATATATATGCGGCTAGCAGGCAACACAACACAAAAAAATGCAAGTAATAAATTAAAAGAAATGGGCATACCAGGCATTAAGTATCTTGATGAATTAAGCAGAAGACCAGGCGTTGCGTCTATGACTCAAGCTCAAATTGATGCCCGTATTAGCTCATTAAAGAAAGATATAGGCTCAGGATTAGGTAATCAGAAAAGAATGAAAGAGCAATTAGCATCATTAGAGAAAGAAAGAGCATCGCATCCTAAATTGACTCGCAATTTTGTAGTGTTTCCTGGCGAAGAAAAGAACATGACCATCCTTGAGCGTAATGGTATGACTGGCCTACTCGACTGAGCCATAAAACGCAGCCACCAGCGGGTCGCGCTTAATCTTCCACTTCTTGGCTCGCTCCCGCGCCATCCGAAAGGCGTGGTCATCGAGGGACTCTTTGGCTCTCCACTTCACAAGCCGTTCTCTCGCCGTCAAAGGCTTTGGCCTTGTCGCGTCAGAGCCGATGCCGTAGCTGTACACCGCCACAGGGACATTACCGATCCGGCGCCACTCTGATATGTACACCAGACCAGATCGGCGCAGCCTCGCAATCAGGATCTGCGCAGACCGCTGGGTGCAGTACACCTTGGCGGCCACCTCATGCGCTGTGAGGGCATTGAGGGTCAGCAAATCAATGATGCGTGGCAGGCGTGTTGACTTCATTTGGTGTCGCTGTGCTCGCGTCTGGCGTGTCTCTCAGCATCCTCACGGCGCTTGAAGTACTTGTCGCACTTGATGCACCGCCACCAGACTTGCTCAATGACGCGGGTCTGCCTGTCGGTGTGCAGGCCTCTTGTTGTGCCGTACATGGTCAGGACTGGCTCAATCACTTCTTGGCTGCCCTGGCTAATGCGTAGGTCAGAATCGGCTTCTTCTTGCCGATGCCTTGATTCTTTTGTTGCGTGGCGGCTGACTTCTTGCCAGCGATGTGCCTGCGCAGTGAGTCATCTTTGCTGAAGATGGATGGTGTGCCATCGTTCCAATTGAATGCTGTCTTAGCGGTCATATCCCCATTTCCTACATAGTTTCTTTATCTTGGCTCTGAGCTTCTTCTTCTCGCAGACCTTTGCGTGCTGGCTCTCAATCATCTTCTCGCGCAGTGACTGTGGCGTGGGTGGCGCAGGGAATAACCCATTCCAGCCAATCAGGCCACACACCAAGGCAATTAGAAGGCGGTCTGTCATTCACTCTTCCCCTTAATCACTTTCTGCACCACTTCTTTGGTGGTGAATCGATGCTCATTGGCGCACATGTATCTCCTGTACACCTCATTGTTTGGCCGCGCCCTTGTCTCAAGCACGCTGACCCATTTGGCGCAAACTGGACACTTCACTTGATCTCCCAAGAATCCAGCAGCACCACGATGAAGGCATAGACCACCACAAACAGGATGGCGATGCCAAGCGCACCCAGCAGAACGAAACTCAAGACTGTTTCCATTGTTTAACCTCACTTGGTGGCGTCCAACCGAAGCGCCGCCAGGTGGCCTGCACATCAGTGACTTTGTTTACTTTGGCGGGTGGGTAGGCAGGCACATAGATCTTTGTGCCAGCGGGTGGGTTCCAGTTCAACTTTCTCATTTCTGTGCCGCCATCAGTTCAAGTTCAACCTCTTTGACGCGCTCGCGCAAGATGCTCACCTCGTGCTCAAGGGTGGAGATCTTTTTCTCCAGGCGTTCGCGTGTCATGTTTTCAGCGTGCGACCAACCGATCAGCGTGCCCTCGGTCACCGCCATGCGCGCCAGCTTGGCGTACTCATCGCGCAACATGAAGCCGCCACCCACCTCCATGGGCGGGGTGAACTTGTTGACTGCGCGGTCTATCTCTGTTTGCATTTTTTCAGACATGTGCTTCTCCTTGTGTTGTCAGTTGATTATTCCAAGCCGCGACCAGCAATTTCGCGTCATATGGGACAGGGGTCACGGCAGACACAAACAGGCCCTTGCCGCGCTGCTTGCGTCCCCATGCGTCTTGGGCATTGGTGTTGATCAGTTCCTTGCGCTTAACGGCGTTATAGATCTTGGTGCGCACAAAGCCGCCATTGATCAGCTCTTCCATCGTGCGCGGCTCTTGGCAGAAGTCTTGGAGTTCAGTCATGCTTCCCTCGCTTTCAGCATTTGGTCAGCGTACTTGTAAGCGGCTTCAGATACAGCATCAGCCGCACGCTTGCCAGCGTCAAAATTGAAGTCTGCTGGATAGTTAAAGTCTGGATGCCACGCCTTTGCCGCCAGAAAGCCTTGCATCGCCTTTGCCGCAAAGTAGTCCCGCAAAGTCATGCCATCTTGGTTAAGCAATCCATCTGGAAAGGCTTGTTGTTCGTCGCTCATTTCAACAGCTCCTTAACAATCTCAACGATGAAGGGCATGGCGAACAATACGCCAACGATGGTGGCTTGGGCAAATTCTTTGATGGTCATTCTTCATTCTCCTCTTCACAAAGCTCGCAGCCAGGGTGATCTGGATCGCGGCAGTCATGGTGGCTGGCAAGGTTCAACTGATACTGGCGGCGGTGGAAGTCTTCCGCTCTCATGCAGTCAAGGTCTGATTCGTCAAGTGGCATGGTGATCTCCTTAAAGTTGGGGCCGAAGCCCCTTGGGTTAATAAGTTCTGAGGCAAGACTCAGGCAGTGACAGGCCACCACGCATCAACTTTCCAGTTGACTCGTTCAGCTCTTTAAGAGCTGCCCATCTTTCGCCATCAGCACCAATGCTGAAAGACAAGATAACAAAAACACCAGCGTTTTTGCCGCGAACGATTTGGTTGAGAGAGAACATCGAAAACCTCCAGAAAGTTGAATTGCGTTGTTGATGGATGAATCATATCACATTTGCACAACTCGTCAACAACTATTATTTAATCCACACAACTTTGTCGGGTATTCATCCCATACAATTGGCTTGCTGGTTATCTCCACCAGCAGTTGCCTTTAACGGGACTGGGTCACTCCAGTCCCTTTTTTTGCATATATACTTGACGCTTTCCACAAAACATGGTTAACATCTTACACATGAAAGTATCTCAACAAGCAATCCACGAAATCAAGTACAAGGCCGAGTCGGCTGGGTACAAGATGTCTGACGTCTGCCGAGTGGCAGAGATTGATCAGGCTCAAGTCTCGCGCTGGCTCAATGGCATCACAGAGCCTTTGTATGGGAGCGTCATCAAGTTGGAGCAGGCCTGTGACGCGCTCATCTCGGCACGCCTACAGGTGCTCAACCAAGCCATGGAAGACGCCGTCAAATGAGCAAATACTGCATTGGCGTGGACCCTGGCCTCTCTGGCGCAATCGCCGTCATGTCACCCGAGAGCTTGAAGATATTCGACATGCCCACCATGACGGTGGAACGCAACGGCAAAGCCAAGCGGCAAGTTTCTGCCACCGAGCTGGCCGAATTGCTGTACCTGTATTCAGGCAAAGACTGCCATGTTTACTGCGAGCGCGTGTCAGCAATGGCAGGCCAGGGCGTCACCAGCGTCTTCAGCTTTGGCCGTTCATTCGGCATGATCGAGGGCATCTTGGCCGCATTCAAACTGCCTGTGACCTATGTGGCGCCAGCCACTTGGGTGAAGGCCGTACACCGAGGCGCAGGCAAGGATGCCAGCCGCCAACGAGCCATGGAATTGTTTCCAGAGAATCAGGCCGACTTCAAGCGCGTCAAGGATGACGGGAGGTCGGATTCGGCTCTGATCGCATATTGGGGCAAGCACTATGGATGACAAAGAACGCGCCACTATGCGTGAGCACATAATCTGGCTCGGTACTGAGCTGGAGAGACAACGCAAGCTCAACCAGCAGCACATCGTCTTCTTGAAGCGCCTGCTGGACCCAGAAGACCTTGGCTTCGCAGCCAGCAACGAGGTGCGAAAAATCGCATATGTTTTGCTGATCAACAACAACACGAATGAACACCAAGAATGAAACAACTCAAACTGCGCCCATCTTCTGCCTCGCGCTGGATCGCCTGCCCCGCCTCTGCGCGGCTCTCAACCCTTGTGCCATATCAAGAGAGTGGCGAGGCCGCCAAGATAGGCACAGCCATCCACGCGCTGGCCGAGACATGCTTCCAGCTTGACACCGACCCCATGAAGTTCATCGGCCAACAGGTCGAGGGCATCACCATGACTGAAGAGAATTGCGAGTTCGCCTTAGAGCACCTGCAAGCCATTTGGGCGGTGCAGGATGAACTGGGGCATGTGAAGGTAGAGCAGCTCTTCAAGCTCTACGACACGCCCAAATTCAGCCTGCAAGGGACTGCTGATGTGGTCGGCTGGTCTGACTCCAAACTCACCATCGCAGATCTGAAGACTGGCCGCGGTTATGTGGACGCCGACAGCGAGCAAATGAAGATCTACGCCTTGGGCGCGATGAAGGCCAACAACCTGCGGGTCAAGGAGGTCGAGTTCCAGATCATCCAGCCACACCATGGCGACAAACGCATCCACCGCATGTCAGCAGATGAGCTGGGCGTGTGGGAAACGCAGATCATGCTTCCCGCCATTGAAGATGCTGTGAGTGATGCACCGCGCTACGCGCCAAGTGAATCTGCCTGCCAGTGGTGTCCCGCAAAGACTATTTGCTCGGCACAGAAGGCATCCTTTGATGTGGTGGCGGCGCAACCAGATCTGACCGTCATGAAAAAGGAAGAGGTCAAGGAAGTCATGCTGGCGCTGACACCAGAGCAGATCGGCGACATCTTGGACCGCGCACCGCTTGTTGAGAAGTTCATTGATGCTGTGCGTGCACACGCCTTAGACGCGATGGAAAAGCACAGTGCAGTGATACCTGGCTGGCAGCTGCAATCCAAACGCGCCAGCCGCAAGTGGCTTGATGAGGGCACTGCGCGTGCCGAATTGATTGCTGCGGGTTTATCCGATGTCGATATATTTGAAACAAACCTAATTACTCCAGCGGCAGCAGAGAAACTGCTTCCAAAGGATCAAAGAGTTATCTTGGACGAATTGACGGCCAAGGTATCGAGTGGACTCACTCTCGCAAAAGACCGCGGCTTGAGTCAATAATCACAACCCCTGTAACTTTTAAAGGCAAACGCAAATGCTAAATCTCTCATCTGGTGGCGGCTCTGGTAACTACATCCGCTTTTCACCCCAAGCAAACGCTTGGACCAACAACCTTGGCGAGGAAATCCAACTCAAGAAGGTGGTGTTTGACATCGACAACGTGCAAACAGGCTGGCTCCTCTTGGGTGTCGGTGTGCGCGAATGGAATGCCGATGCACAGCTTGGCCGTAAAGGTCCACAGCCATCGCCTGAGCACAAGCGCGGTTTCATCGTCAAGTTCTACAACAAGGAGATCGGCACAGTGGAATGGAGTTCCAACGGTGTAGGACCGAATATGGGGCTTCAAAATCTGCACTCTGCTTGCATGGAGCAATACGCCGCCAACCCTGGCAAGATGCCTGTGCTTGAATACACCGGCTCAAAGCTGGAGAAGATCGGCAAGGGCACTACACGCATCCCAGCTTTCAACTTGGTGTCGTGGATTGACAAGCCAGCAGGTATGGATCAGTCTGATGCCGAGTTTGTGGCACAAGCTGCGCCAGCAGTAGCTCCAGCTCCTGCGCCGTTTGTTGCGCCTGCGGCGAAGCCAACGCCAGCAGCTGCTGCTGTGGCCGCAAGTGATGACGAAATGTTTTAACTGACAAGAGTCAAGCGCCGAGGTGTAACAGCCTCGGCTTTTTTTTCCTCAAAAAAATACAACATGAAATATCTATCACTTTGCAGTGGTATTGAGGCGGCAACAGTGGCATGGCATCCCCTTGGCTGGGAGGCTGTGGCCTATTCGGAGATTGAGAGATTCCCATCTGAAGTGCTTGCTCATCACTACCCATCAACGCCAAACCTTGGCGACATGACCAAAT